CCGGGAGATCGCCAATCAGGTTGCCAGCGTCGTTGAGACGACTGGTGTCCCGGTGGGCGAGAAGCGCTACTCCATCTCGTCGCGCCGTGTGAACGGCAAGATGAAGAGCCGAGTGGTGTTCTCGGTGCCCGTCGTGCAGACGGAGACGATCAACGGCATCTCGAAGCCGAAGGTCGTCCGTGAATCGATCGTGGACGCAACGTTCACCTTCCCTGCGGACTCTTCGGAGGCCGAACGGAACGATGTTGTTGGCATGTTCGCCGACAGCCTCGGAACCGGCAAGGCGCTGGTGAACGATACGTTGGTTAAGGCGCAGGGTATCTATTAACCCTTGACCTGACCACCACGACCTGCTAAGGAGTACCTAGCATGGCTGATAAGCGCAAGCAGTCGCTGCGTATACAGCTCGCCCACGGTTTGCACGATGAAGTTCTGCGGGACTTAGACCAAGTGCTATCTCAGCACGAGGACGAGGTTCGGTTTCGTTATTTGAGATCTGTCGTACTCTCCAAGTACGTAGGTCCAGATACGGATCCAGCAGAGCTGCGTCAGTCGAGAGCCATCGAGAAGTGGCTTCAAACTGAAGAACGCAACGCAAAGACAAACGTCCGTCTTTACTCTGGTGGAGTCGACTTCGGCTTCGCAGAGAGTGAGGATGTGATTGAGTTCGCGCGTAGGCTGGTAACGAAGGTTATCGGGGCCGAGCCACCTCAGGATCTACTTGGGTCCTTTAGTGGTGGAGCCTCGACGCGTCACCAACGCGAAACTGGAGTCGCTGCCCGTAAGTTCATGGGTCAAGCGGACGTAACCGAAGAGGCATGGCCGTACATAATTCCGATGATCATCGGTTGTACGGCATGGCTCGAGCACAACCCCGAGGTTCTTACACCAAGGATCGTGCCTGGTAACGTCATGTTCACAGTCCCCAAGAGCACCATGATCGATCGGGTCGCCTGTAAGGAACCCGATTTGAACATGTTCGCGCAGAAAGCTGTCGGCGATTTCTTTCGCCGGCGGCTCAAGCGTTTCGGTATAGACCTCAATGACCAATCGGTCAACAGAGATCTGGCCCGGCTCGGTTCGAAGGATGGCTCTCTTGCCACCCTAGATCTCAGCTCTGCCAGTGACACTGTGTCGACGTCTCTGGTCTTCCGGCTACTTCCGCCTTCCTGGTCCGACCTACTAAATAACATCCGCTGTAAGCGGACAATAATAAACGGGGTCGTCCATGAGAACGCTATGTTCTCAAGTATGGGTAACGGGTTCACCTTCGAGTTGGAGAGCTTGCTTTTCTACTCCTTGTGTCGATCCATTGCCTACCACTCGGGAGTAAGAGGTAGGATCTCTGTGTACGGTGACGACATCATTTGTCCAACCGTGTTGGCCGCTCGTATAGCACGTTGCTTCTCCTACTTTGGCTTCATGGTTAACACCAAGAAAAGCTACTGGAAGGGGTCGTTCCGTGAATCATGCGGTGGCCATTACCACAGAGGTGCTGACGTTACGCCTTTCTACATTAAAGAGCCAATCCAGGATATGGAAAGGCTCATTCACTTCCTCAATCGCTTGAGGGAGTGGTCTGCTCGTCAGTTCGGAGACATCTGCGACCCTCGCACCTTTTGGGTGTGGGAGAAGTGGAGCTCTTTCGTTGATAAGCGACTGTATGGAGGCAAAAACGTCGCAGATCCGTCCCGCCTTGTATCGCGGCATTCGCCGCGGTTCAAGTTAGTCAGACTCACTTTCAAGCCGAGACGGCTGATCGATGAGCTGCAGCTCGGGCTGTATCTGCAATCCCTTAACTCGCTGGCTCACCGCCCACCATCGAACCCGGATTCTCAACCGGCAGTAGTGAAGTGGGCCTTAGCACTGCCAGCCAGCCCGAAAGGGCTGGAGACTGAAACTGGCAAGTGGGTGATCAGACGAGCTGAGGACGCTTGGGG